GTAGTCAGCAATGCGGACTGTGTTCTCATTGAGCCAATTGGAGATGGACTGGTCACCCACACCCAAAGATTGCAAAGTTGTAATGGGCGCTGAATTGGGGTACAGGCGCTCGTATTCTGCTTTTGGGATGTCTTCAGTAATAAAACAATACTTCGCATCCGCGCCGCAAGGGTCTTGGATGGTCGGGTCCATATAGACGCTGAAAGAATTGCGGATTCGCCCAATCTTGATGTCTTGGTCAAATGTGTTTTCGTCACAATACTCAGTCAGCAGCCGAATGTATCCCTCTCCGTAGGAGACTTGGTTCTCGCACGCTGTGTCGTAGGCGACATCGGCATCAGAGATATATTCGATGTGGCGTACCAATCCATTAAAGATTTCGGCAATTTCCACGTCTGCATTGTCGTCAGCAGGAATGACCTTACCACTTGGTCTGTTCTGTCTTTGGTCATTCGTAACTTGTTTAACGTGTTGGGGTAGTTTGTTGATTGTCAGGCACGGGCGTGCGTTGATTGTTTGGCCTTGTACCGCGCCACGGGTAGCGAGTACGTCAGCAGGCCATTGCCAATGATTGTCTGGTGAGCCAGCATAGAAGCGCAGGTCATCAATCTCATCTTCACGCGACTCTGACAACGCAGAGATCGCCATGTCTAGGCGACTGCGTGCGGTAGCGAGAATGTCGGAACTGCTCTTGTCCTTTGCAGAACCACCGTTTGATACAGCGCCAGCAGCGGCAATTCCTGTGTAATCAGCCATTATTTCTTACCTTTTGGGGCTGGTTTAGCAGCCTCACGTTTTACTGAATACGCAATCGCCACGGCTTGCTTGACAGGTTTGCCAGCGGCAACTTCAGCCTTGACATTCTTGCGGAATGCTTCGGGTGACTTAGATTTGACGAGTGGCATGGTTATCCTTTACGCAGGCAAAACATGAAGAACCGCAAAATTAATTTTAAGCGTATCCGTGTATGCGTTGCTTGACACATTGCTCAAATTGATTGTAAACGCACCATCGGTCACGGTCACTACCGCAATTGAATACGCAAAAGTGGCAGTAGCGCCAGACGCAATGTTCACAATTACTGTGTCTAAAGCAGACACTTGGCTGTTGGTGACAATAAACGCAACATCTGCATTGGGGGCTAGTTGCGCGTTGGCTGTCGTAATAGTTCCAGCGGTCTTGTTCAGCGTAACGCCAGTGGCCTTATTATTTTGCTGAGTAACTGTGCCATAAGCACCATTGGTATAACCAATTTGGTCAGTTGCAAAAATTGTTGTGCCAGTAATAGATTGAGGATTAGTTGCACCAATGATGCCGCCATCGATGTCTTGATCGAGGTACGCAACACCAATTGGTTTGGTAAAGCTCATTTATTTCTTCTTTGCAGTTTTGGCTGCTTGCTTGAAGTCGGCTGCGCTAGGCGCTGCCTTGCTGCCAACCTTGTTCATCTTCTCTTTTGAGCCAGCAGCGATGCGTGCTTGTTTAGCATGAATGTTACTGTACAAGCCAGGTTTAGTCGCCATGATTAACACTTCCATCGTTTAAGGGCTGCTTTGGCACGCTCGCCATCTTTGGCATTAGCCGCCACTGCGCCCATTCTTGCACAAAATGAATCCTTGCGACCTTGGTCTGCCTTGGTCTTAGGACTAGGGGCTGGCGCTTTAAGGTTTGAGCCAGTTGCGGCATTGTACTTCTCTCTGCCTTTGGCAGTCAAACCCGCGCCCTTGGATATAGGCAGCTTCTCGCCACGCCCAACAGATAGTGAAACCGTCTTCTTCATTTAAGACCCCATCCATCCGGTTGATACAGCGCCGCGTTCTTGTACGACTCGGCGTTCCATTCTGCCATTGTATTCTCGGTTAGCCACAGGAAACGCGAAGGTCACGGCTAGTGCATCTGCTGCATCGGGACTTGCCAAGCCTCTTGACTTCATTTCCTTCTTGCCTTCCAAGAAAATTGTACCTGACGAGTTTGGCTTTTTCATCGGGCCAATCAAGTCTGCCTTCAGTTGTCGGTCACTTGGAATGCTGGCAGTCTTCAGCCAGTTCTTCATGTCATTCCACATCTCAGCGCGTTTGTTCCCAAACGCAATAGACTGCTTTGCCTTCGATCCAAAGTTGACACCACGCACTTTGTAGCGTTGTTCTGCTAGTCTGTCAAGTATTCCGTAGCCCAGACCACCCTCATCAATGACGGTTAGGGCTGGCTTGTACTCCTCAATGGCATCGATCACATTGCCCACCGTAGTCATGGTGTCATCACCCTTGAAGCGCTTTATGGCAATGATGTCTCTGCCTTGTCGCACCACAATCACCGTGCTGTCCATGCCACCACGGGCTGGATCAACACCAACCACGATCGGGGCGGTCATGTCCTTGTACTTGGGGCGCTTCATTGCATCGTCCACCGACAAAGAGCCAATGAACTGATCCTCGCCACTAGCAGGGAACTCGCCATAGACTTCCACTCGTGCTTGGCTAGAGTCTTCGCCGTACTCGGCAATGATCTGCTCGTAGATCGCCTTGTCGGTGTCTTCGACTGTGCGTGCGTCTACCGACCTGCTTGTCCAAAAGTTGCGCTTGGAGTGAAAGCACTCAAAGAAATAACCGTTGTTGCGCCGTGGGTTGGAGAATGCAAACCAGTACCGATCAGGGGTGTTCTCGGTAAAGAAGCCTGCGCCAACCTCCCAAATAGGGTCGGGGATACCGCTGGACTCATCAAAGATCAGCATCATGCCGTCCTGATTGTGGACACCTGCGTAGGAGTCGGGGTTTTCTTCTGACCACAGCTTGCCCTCACAGGCCCAGTAGCGCGTACCTTTTTTGAGGTCTTTCTCAACCAAGTCAGTCAACCACTTGGCAGGCACTAGCTTGGTCGCTGATATTTCCCACCAGTGGGCGTTAATCAACATAGCAGACCACTTGGTCAACTCTGCCCATGTGACTGAGCGCAACTGATTCTCGCTGTTGGCAGAGACAACCACCGAACCACCAATGCGGGTAGTTAGCATCCACAAGACCAGCCAACTGACAAGCGCAGACTTGCCAATGCCTCGACCGCTGGATACTGCCTCCCTAATCGTATCAAAGTTAACCTTGCCCTTTTGCGCCTTGATGTGCGTAGTCACATTGCGGAGAACTTCGCGCTGCCACTTGCGTGGCCCACTGAACTTTGCCAGTGGGGTGTTCTTTTGACCCCAAGGGAAGGCGTACAAGACAAAAGCCTCTAGGTCATCAGCGATTGCTGGCGACCAAAGTTCAATCATCAACTTTTGTTCGTCTTCGCCTTTGTAAATTGGGAGTTGCATTTATCTAGCCATTTGATAGAATATGGGCATGATTCTATCCCCAATAGTTAACACCGAAGTCAAGATGCCATCCAAAATGTTGGAGGCACTTGGTCTGCACGAAACGCGCTGCGTGGTTACTGGCGTGCAATCTGTCACCGAAGAATCGGTCAAATCATTTTTGGCTGATCGATACGGTGAAAAGTTTGCTGCCACTTTTAATCCAAAGTTCTTGTTCAATAGCCAAGACTCTTGAGCAACTCGTTGGTGATGATGCCAGCGTAAGGGTGCATCTGCATTGCCCTTAAATCTGAAGCCCTTGGATTTTTTGGGTCGGGTATATTTCGCGCTTTCACAACGCTTGGCAACAATTCAAAAATATTGCGGTCTTCAGCCAATGTGCCAATGCCTTGGCCTTGCACACCGCTTGGGTAAGCTGGGTGGCTTGATTTAAGTATTGGACTGCCTGCAAATATCTCACCCACATTTTGAATGCCACCCTCTTGCGCTGCCAATTGCGCTGGATCGGACACAGCCAGTCTTGCGCCACCAATATTTAAACCACCTTCATCTCGGAAGTCTCTATCCATCATTTTTTTGATGGCCTTGCGCTTGCTGTCTGGCGCAGCCCTAAACTGAGCAACACTTGTTGGATCAGACACCCCAGCCCAATCAGGAATAAATTTCTTAATTGACTTATCAAACTTATTTTTTTGCGTCTTGTTCATAGCCGCATCAGCGTAAGACAACATAGTCTCACCAGTCATTTGTGCAAAATCACCGCCAGTCGGAGCCATGCGATAAGGCACATACAACGGATTTTGCCCAGTAATATTTTTGATCTCATCGGCATACTTCATCAACGCCTTTGATGGCGCATTGCCAGATGACCAAACCAAGCCTGGGTTGTTAAACATAAAGTCTTGACCACCCAATAAATCTACTGGCCTGTTAAACGGCACATTGTCGATGCCAAGCAACTTGCCACCTGCGGCTGTGCGATCAGCCATGCTCGTAATAAACGGCCTACCTTCAAAGTCAGTCAACGAAACCGTTGGCGCTGCCTGCACATTCGGATTTAATTGAATGTCGCGGGTCATCGACTGCATTCTTGCCTGTTCACCAACCCGTGGGTCATACCTTAAATCAAAAGCACCAAAGCCACTTCTGCCAGATGGTGGTACAGCATTGCTTCTTGCCCCCTGCGACAAACCTTGCAGCATCTCAGCACCAAGCCCACCTCTTTCCATAATCTGTGGGACTACTCTTTCTGCGTAACGCTCACCAGCTTTGCCACCTGCCATTGCAGCCTGTCTCGCTAGTCTTGCCGCTTGTAGTGTTGCCATTGTTGCAGGCTTACCCAGTGGGGCGACTGTCATTGCTGCTTCTAGCACATCAGGCTTTACCCTTGTTGTTCCACCGAGTCCACCAGCGCCAGTTGTGAGGGGGTCACCGTAGGACATCATGTCCAGTGTGCGGCTGACCGCTGGGATACCTAGCAATTGCGAGATGCCTTGCATCTGCTGTGTGCGCTCTGGCGAGTAACTCTTTGCCAAGAAGTCAGACAACGCACCAAGGTATTCGTTCCTCGGCACAGGGCCGATTGAACTTGGGAACGCCAAACGGTTTGCTGGCTGGTTGGTCAGTGCGTTGTTGTAGGTTGCCATATGTGAGGGGGATGATAAATCAATTTATAAAAAAATAAAAATAAAATTGTTTGAGACCCCACCGTTACCGCGGCCCTTTCGCGCCGGACCCACCCCCCCCATTGGTACGGAGGGGCAGGCCACCCACCGCAGGCCACCCCACCCACGCCGTGCCAGATGCGAATGCCTACCATTCCGCATCCGCAGACCCCGACTTATCCACAGGGCAAATGACATCATGTCCACATTGTCCTGTGCATAACCCATGACATGACCCTTTCGGTCTGTATATCCTGTTGATAACCGACTTGGCTATTAACATAATGGTCATCGTATTAAGTAGATGTCTCTTTTGGAACTATGTCTGTCACATCTTGAACAGTCAGTTGCTTTACCACTCTAGCCTGTGCTGCCTCCAGTGCATCGATCACCGAGATGCGGGTATCGGTCACCGCGACATCAATGCGGTCGCCATAGGTGCGGGGCTTTAGCTTGCTGGCGATCCACTTGCGTGCGTCCACTTGCATACGCTTTTGCTGTACCCATGCTGAGGCCATAGCGCCTTCTAATCCTTCGGGCATCTCCATGTCTGACAACTCTAGTATCTCGTCAGCCATACGGTCAGCACGGTCTTGGACTGCCTTGTCGTAAGCCTGGCGCAACTTTGGGTCTTGCTCCATCATGGCGTAGAACATAGGCCAAGACGGTAAGTCAGGATCGCGCAGCACGGTAGACAGGCTTTTGCCTGCGCTAACCCTGTAAACGATCTCACCCCAAACTGGATGGTCTTGGGGCCATTTCACTGGTCTGCCCATGATTGCACCGTTTTTTGTAGTCTTTTCAGCCAAAGTCTTCATCATTACCCCTGCGCGTACGCGTAATCAATAGAAATGTATGCGTTATTCGCATAACCCATACCCCAAAACCCAACCTCAAAAGGTGGGGGTACTCGCTGCACTGTTGCGCCATGCCATGTCGTTGCCTAGTGCTGGAATCGAACCAAGAACAGCATTCGCTTTCCCCCCATAACCCTAAATCACCTCAATCTCAACCCTGTACACCTTCACACCAGCCGAGCGCTGGCGATACTGCCAATCCAAACGCTGATCCCCATCATCAACCCCAAGCCAATCAGCCACCCCATCCCTCACCGCCTTGAACGCCGATTGCAGATTATCCCCATCCAACGCCCTAGGCGCTACCCTAGTCAACACAACCGTGCAAGGTGGGGTCGGAGGTGCAGCCACCGCACAAAGTGCGTTATACGCCTTTTTACGATGATCCTTGGTCAACCTTGCTTTCACCGCCCAATGCATCCTCATGTTAGCCACACTGACCACCTTCATGTCCACATCCAATTCGATCACATTTTCACCTTTTTCTCCATTCCCCAAAAACCCACCGCCATCCTTCCTACATCATCCGAACTGCTTTCCATCCGAATCCATCCTAGGTATGTATACCTAGGAGGATAGTTTCGGATGATTGGAGTGGCAGTCACGCGGATGAATTCGGATGCTTTCGGATGATTCGGATGCTAATTCGGATGATTATTTGTCATCCGAAACTATACTACTTGGCTCACTTTCGGATGCTTTCGGATGGCTCTTGTACCCACCATTGACCTCCACAACCATCGCCTTGGACACCAAATTCTTGACCACTTCCCAGAACCTATTGTTCTTTACATTGTGTTCTTTGGCACTTTCACGCCACTCGTCATAGCTCACTGGGTGAGCTTGTTGGTCTTGGAATCGCTTGGTTTCTAACATCACCAAGCACTTCATCACCTGTATCTGGTTTGGTGAAAGGTAGGTCTTTTTCTGTACTTGGCTCACCAACCCGCTGATGTCCACAGTGGTCAGGTACGCCCCTTTGACTGGCAGGTTGTGCTTATCAAGAATCGGTAAATCAACCTGAGTGATCTGGAAGTTCTTAGGGATGGGCATTTCCGCATCCTTCATCTTCTTGTTCTCAAACTGGATGGTCTTAGTGCCTGAGTCCAACGCCACACGGTACTCAGCATCCAGCGCACCCTTTAAGGCGCTAGACCCCCGCCCCCTGTCCTTGTCCATTGTCCCGCTGTGGTGGACAATGATGACCGAGCAATTCCAGACCTGTCTCAGGTAGTTATCAATGTGCTGGATAAAGGCATTCATGTCCTGGGTTGAGTTCTCGTCACCCCCCATATTTCTCGCTAGTGTGTCGATCACGATCATGGATGGAATATGCCCAGCCTCCTCGCTGAGTTGCTTGATCGACACAGCCACCAGCGCAGCCTCTGTTGCGTCATACAGTTGCGCTGCCCTGTGGCTTTTGAAGATCGGTGCGCCACTGAGGGAGATGCCGTTGCCCAGTTCCCATGCCTTGAACCGCCGTGCAAGGCCGTTATGCCCTTCCCCAGCAATGTAGAACACAGCCCCCTGCTTGACTTGGTGACCGTGCCACGCAGACCCCGTTGCCACGCAGCAGGCAATGTCGATAGCCACGAAACTCTTACCGCCGCCTGGATCACCGAACACCTGCGCCAAGCTGTCACTCTCAATGTAGTCATCTACGATCCACTTGATCTCTGTCAGTTTTAGGCTGTCCACCCTGCTGAACTCGAACGCTAGCTTGTCCTTGACTGGCCCTGCCACGCGCTCAATTTGGTCTTTTACGGCATCTAGCCCCTGCAAGCAGTGCAGGTCATTGAAGTCTGTGGGCTTGTTGTCCGTCATGTCAGACTCGCTAAAGGTTGGATAGACAATCTCACCAAACACCAGCCCCGCAGCAGCGCGACCCTTGGTCACCCCAGGATTGCCCTCTGTCCACTGGTCATTGTCAGCGCCGATCACGATCTTGGCACTAGGGAACATCTCCTTGGCGCTCTTGGCTACCTTGGCTAAGTTCCCACAGTCAAACGCTACCATCACCGTGTAGCCCGTTGCCTCATGGATCGATGCACAGGTGGCAAACCCCTCACCCACAAACACGATCTTGCGGTTACCCCGCAGTTCATAGAACCCACCCTCGATCTTGCCACCCTTTAGAAAACGCTTGTTCCCCTCTGCGTCAATGGTTTGGTAACTCAGAATCTCACCATGCTGGTCAATGACTGGCACAACCAGCCGCCCAGCGCGATCAATCTTGATCCCGTGTGGTTCTATGTGCTTTCGCACCAAGTATGGATGGTCAGCAGACGCATCAGCATACGTCCCAACTTCGTCCTCTGCCTTCTCAGCAGCCACTGCTTGCGACACCAACCGATCAGCTTCCTTCTTGGCCTTGATCTCTCCTACCCACTTGTCATGCTCAAAGCGCTCAGTGAACGACATCGACCGCCCGATGTCAGCCACCCACTTGGCCTCAAAGGTTGGTTCTTTCCAGCAACCTGCAATCCCCACAGGGATTTTCCCGCTGGTGTGCAAGATGTACCAACCATCCAATGCACCCTTCTTACTTGATATATGCGCCACACGGTGTATCTCACCGTCAGAGATGATCTCTTTGACCAGCAGCCCTGATGCCTCACAGTGCCGCCGAAACCCATCAATGGGGTTAACCAAGTCTTGGCTCTCAGTAGCAGCCGCGAAACCGTTAGGGAATATTGTTGTTAGGGATGTCATTGTTGCTCGTTTCTTTTTGGATATGGTTTAACAAGATGTTCAATAGCACTAAGGTGGTCTTTTTGTGTCCCCTTACCGCCTCTAAAGGCAAAGTATCTACCCTTGCTGTGCTGCTTTATTTTTTCCACGGACGGAAAGTGTTTTTTTACATTCTCAAACTGGGTGTTGCCGCAAACAGCCCTAATGCTTCTGGATGTCCAAATTTTGCCGTTGATAAGCCAACCATCTCTGTCTAATTTCCGGCTTTTAACATTTGGGTTTCCGTCACGCATTGACCCAACATAATGGAAGCCACAGGCTTGATAAATAGTACCAAATTCGCCTGCCGCCTCATCAATGGTTGATGTAATTACTTCGTACTTCTCAGGCAACATCTTCATGCTTTGGCGAATCAGCTTGCTGGCGCTGTGTGGGTGCGCCCAATGAACGCAAGCACCACGACTAAGAAGGATCATTTTTCCCTCGTACCCGTACTTGCTCCAGTCTGCTCCTGCTATGCCTTTTTCCCGTGTAATTTTTCCAAGGTTTTCGGAATACTCAGGGCCATAACAGACAACCCCAGCACAGAAGTTTTCAAAGAAAATCCCATAAGAATGCCAAACAACCGCTGGCATACAACCAAGCCATTCATAGTCTTTTATGATTTTTTCAGCCATCTTGTATGTGACCTCCCTGACTTCTGCTTTTTTGATGTCAACATCAATGTCTTGCCACCAATTACCCAGAAGATCAGCATCAGAATTTTCTTGCCGCCTTTTTTCGCGTATTTGCTTTTGCCAAGCAACAGAATTGTCCAGTAGAAGATTCAAGATGCCCCCACCAATTCTGGCCAAATGTCTTTCCAACTCTCTTGGCACAGCATCTTGCGAGACAGAATCCCCTCGCTGGCCTGCTCTACCCTGACAGCCTCATAAGCAGACATCTCTCTGCGCCCAGTCAGGCACTGGTAGAGATACTGCTCACTGATACCAACTTTTTTAGCGAGCCGTTGGCGCTCAAATGGGGTTATTTGTGTGGTCATAGGACGCAGAGTCTAGCATGACGCTAGTCTACTGCTGGCAATAAATACCTAGTACAAACCCTTAAGGGTTTTTATTTTTGTTTTTTTTGCACATTTCCCAAAAAGGCACTAGCAAACCGCTAGAATCTAGCCAAGCCAGCAAATTTCTTGTTGGCCCCACGCCGTAAGGCCAACACTAAAGGAAAACAAAATGTCTCGTGTAATGCATCTCAACAAAAGCGGTTCAGGAATGTCTTTAAAGACAGCCTGTGGACGCAACATCTTACGCACTCCTATTTCCGGCAATTGGTTGGAATTCAAACAAGAATCTTTTATGTATCGTTGCATTAAATGCACCGAAAGCAAACAGTTTGAACTCAATACAAGAGCAGACGCAAAAAAAGCAAATCCGTTTAATTACAACGCACCATACAACACAGAGTTTTTGGGCGCACAACGCGCACAGGCTGATCAAGATTATTAACTCACAGGGGCTACGGCCCCCACAACGAAAGCAAACCATGAAACAAACCTACATAGTCGAATTCAATCCAACACACACACAAGGTGATTGGTCACGCATGGAATTCACTTCCATCACCAAAGCCCTTGGCTTTATTTCTTTGATGGTAAAACAAGGTTGCCATTGCCAAATCATGCCAGGAGTAACAGCATGAACAAGCACCGCCTCCACTACATTGATATGCGCCCACGCTCGTTGGACGCATCCACCTCCACCACCTTGAAAGATGTTGCCTTGGCTACCGCCATCGGCATCGCTCTCGCAGCCGCCTTGGTTGCTTGGTGGGCAGCATGAAGACACCAGCCTGTCCCGCAGGCATGGTTGAGTTCACCGCCGACTGCGAAGGTGTGACCCTAACCTGCCACTTAGAACACACGCCCTCCGAAGCTGGTGGATCAATCAGCTTGCTGTACTCCCCCACCTTCCAAGGAAACCTAACCCTTGTCTCTGCCTACCACCAAGGCGAAGACATTGCCCATATTTTGTTGCAGTACCTTGTCAACGAAATCGAAGAAGCCGCACTAACCCAACTGGAGAATTATCATGTCAATAGCTGAACTCATCGCAGCCTTACGCGCTGCCAAAGCCGCTGAAACAGCAGCCAAAAACGACCGCCTCAAAATCGAAGGGCTGATTGAAGCCCAGTTTGCCAAGCCAGCCAATGGCGAAGGCACACACAACGATGAAGAATTTAAGATTAGCTGGAAGCTGACACGCTCAGTAGACACAGCAGCAGTGCAGACCGCATGGGATGCCATCAGCAAGAACGCTCAAAAGGCATTCCGCTGGAAGGCAGAGGTTGACCTTGCCCACCTCCGCGCCCTGCAAGACCTTGACGCAGCCGCCTATGCGGAAGCTGCCGACTACATCACAACCAAACCCGCAAAACCATCCATTGAACTGAAAGACTAATATGGCATTCGACCTTAAATCAATATCCAAAACCAAACGAGTACGCGCCCCCAAGATTGTGTTGGTAGGCCAAGGCAAGATCGGTAAGACCACCTTTGCCGCTATGTCACCCAACGCCATCGGTATCCTGACCGAAGACGGTGCTGACGCAGTTAACGCCAACGCCTTTCCGTTGGCATCCAGCTTGCAAGATGTATATGCTGCCATCGACACGCTCATCAACCAAGACCATGAGTTCCAGACCCTGTTCTTGGACTCGCTTGACTGGCTTGAGCCGCTGGTGCAGGACTATGTGTGTAAGGCCAATAACTGGAAGAATATTGAAGCACCAGGCTTTGGCAAGGGCTATGTCGCAGCCGCCGAAGAATGGCGCAACTTGCTCTCTGGCTTGGAAGTCTTACGCGCTCAGAAGGGCATGGGCATCATCTTGATTGCTCACGACAAGATCAAGCGCATTGAAGACCCTCTTACCGAAGGCTATGACAGCCACGTCCTAAAGTTGCACGACCGCGCCGCAGGGTTGGTGCTTGAGTGGGCTGATGTGGTTGGCTACGCTGGCTACCGCATCTTCACCAGCAAGACAGACGCTGGCTTTGGCAACAAGGAAACCAAGGCCACCACAACAGGCGAGCGCATCTTGCACGTTGAACCTCATCCAGCACATTGCGGTGGAAACCGCTTTGGGCTTACCAATATGCCGCTTGACTGGGCGGCATTCCAAGACGCGCTGACCGCAGCGCAATCTTGATTTTTCAGTCCAACCTTAACTTTAGGAAAACAAAATGGCTTCTATTAACTTTGACGCATCTACCGTTGCCCCCCAAGCATCTTCTGGCCCAGTTCCCGCTGGCACTTACCTTGCACAATGTGTTGACTCCGATGTGCAGCCCTTGAAATCAGGCAATGGCACTGGCCTCAAGCTGACCTTTGAGATCATTGATGGTCAGTACAAGGGTCGCCGTATCTGGGAAAACCTTAACATCCAGCACAGCAACGATGACACCCAACGCATTGCCCAGTCGCAACTTAGCGCCCTATGCCATGCCGTGAATGTCATCAAGCTGCAAGACACCGCTGCCTTGCACCACAAGCCAGTCACCATCAAGGTGGTGGTGCGTGAGGCCAAGGGAGAGTACCAAGCCAGCAACAACATCAAGGGCTACGAGTCTGCTGGTGGTTCTGTACCCGCATTCTTAGCACCTGTGGCTGACGCTGCTCCCGCTGCGCCTGTGTCCAAAGCACCAGCTTGGGCTAAGAAGTAATCATGGCAGCACTACCCGCTGCGGTGGTAGACCCTGTGACCGATGCCATCTTTGCCCATTACAAGGCAAAGTACGGTGTTGAGTCACAGCGTCCATACCTTGGGGCATCTGCCATTGGCAAGCCCTGTCTGCGCCAGCATTGGTACTCATTTCGCTGGTCTAAGCCTGCGGAGTTCCCAGGCCGCTTGTACCGAGTCTTCCAAACTGGACACTTGCAAGAGCCAAGGGTCTATGCCGACCTGCGTGCCATCGGTTGCACGGTGTTTGACATCAACCCCAACACTGGCAAACAGTTTGGATGGTCAGAGCCTGAGACTGGACACCATTTTCAGGGCAACTGTGATGGCATCGTGACTGGCTTACCCCAAGCACCGAAGTCGCCACACATCTTGGAGATCAAAACCTCGTCTGACAAATACTACAAGGAAATGCAGAAATCAGGCGTAAAGCAGTCCAAGCCCGAACACTACGCGCAGATGCAATCATATATGCACTGGTCTATTGCAGAGTTTGGTGACGATGGATGCCGCCGAGCAATCTACATTGTGGTCAACAAGGACAACGATGACATTTACACCGAGCGCATTGACTATGATGCAGCCGAGGCCAAAGACATCGTTAACAAGGCACTGACAATTATCAGAGCAAACACGCCGCCTGTGGGGATTAGCACTGACCCATCGTGGTACGAGTGCAAGTTCTGTGACTATCACAGCATCTGCCACGGTAGTGATGTCCCAGCCCCAACCTGCCGATCGTGCGCCCAAGCCACGCCGGAGATGGATGGCAAAGCACGCTGGACTTGTGCTGCCCATGACAAAGACCTGCCAGTAACCAAGCAGCGCACTGGGTGCAGTTCCCACCGCTACATTCCAATATTGCTTGCCAAGACAGCGCACCCCGTTGACATGGTTGGTGATGCGGTGGTGTACCAACTGGGCGACAAGCAGTTTGTCAACGGTGACCCTGCAATTGATGTGGCACACTTTGCCAGCGCCGAGATACACGCCTGTAAGGACAAGGCCGCGCTGGTGAATGAGTTTGTGACCGACCTACGCAAAGAATGGAAAGGGAAATTTGTATGACCACGCCAATACCAATACAAGAGATCACGCTGCGCGACTATTTTGCCGCCGCTGCCTTGCAGGGTAAGTTGGCTGCTGGCGCTACCCACGAGAAGACAACCGTAAGGTTGGCCTACCAGTTTGCTGACCTGATGTTGGAGGAGCGCAGCCGTGATCCTGCGTGACTATCAGTCCCGCGCAGTCACCGACCTATTTGACTGGTGGACAAAGCACCAAAGCAGCGCCGACATACCGCTGCTGGTGCTTCCGACCGCCGCAGGTAAGTCGGTGATCTGCGCCGAGATTGTGCGCCAGATGTGGGATCAATGGCCTGACTACCACCCTCGCACGGTGGTGCTTGTGCCGTCTAAGGAATTGGCAGAGCAGAACGCTGCCAAACTCCAAGCCCTGCTGCCTGACCGCATCCATGTGGGGTTTGTCAGCGCAAGCCTGGGCAAAAAGCAGCACAACGCCGATGTGATTGTTGCCACCATTGGCAGCATCCACAAAAGCGCCCATTTGCTAGGCGACATCAAGTGCGTCATCATTGACGAGGCGCACTTGGTGGACACCAAGGCACAGGGGATGTACCGCAGCTTTCTGTCCAAGCTGGGCGATATTTGCCACTTTCGTACTGTGGGCATGACCGCCACGCCGTTTAGGGGAAATCAGGTTTGGCTGACTGACGGTGACGATCCGCTGTTCACTGGGATCGCTAGCCGAGTGTCAATGCGTGAACTGCTTGATGCCAAATTTATCGCCCCCCTTGTACCGCCAGCCGCCCCAATGCACATCCGCATCGATGCCAGTTCAGTCGGCATCTCCAACGGTGATTACAAGGTTGGTGAGTTGTCCGATGTGGTTGAAAAATACTTGTCACAGGTGGCTGTGGAAGCCACCAAACTGGCATCTGACCGCCTCAAATGGATCGCCTTTACACCTAGTGTCAAAAACGCCGAAAGCCTCTCAGACCGCCTCAATTCTTTAGGTGTTTTGAGTGAGGTGGTGTGCGGTGAAACGCCGCCCAAAGAACGCGCCGACCTAATCCGAGACTTTAAGACTGGCGACATCCGCTGCCTTGTGACGGTCTTGGCCTTGTCGGTGGGTTTTGATGTGCCTGATGTAGATTGCATCCTGTGGTGCAGGCCAACTAAGTCGCCAGTTCTGTACGTCCAAGGCATGGGTCGAGGCACTCGCATTGCTGACGGCAAAGATGACTGCTTGGTGCTTGACTTTACCGACACGGTGGAACGCTTGGGGCCAGTGGACACAATCAAGGGGCGAGCCAAGCGCACGGGTGGGCCGCAAGAAGCCCCATTTTGCGTCTGCCCTGATTGCGGAGAGCGCAACTTAGCATCGGCATTGGTCTGCACCGCCTGTGGCGCAATCATCAGAGAGCTAGTGGCTGAAGTCAAAGATGTCAAAGTGTCCTACGCTGCGCTGCTGTCTGCCCAATCAGCCGAATTGATTTGGCACGATGTCAGCAGGGTTGACTACAAGCTGCACCGCAAAGAAGGCAAGCCTGACAGTATGCGGGTGGACTACTACGATGGCCTGTTGCGCTGCGCCAGCGAGTGGGTGTGCTTTAACCACAGTGGCTACGCACGGCAAAAGGCAGAGAACTGGTGGTTTGCACGCGAGAGAGGCTACCACCCACGGGGCGTGGACGAAGTGCTGGAATGGTTGGAAATTAACACGATCAGACAGCCAGCCAAGATTGCAACACGCCGAAACGGAAAATTTACAGAGGTAAAAGAATATGAATTTGATCGAATTGAACGCCATCAAGACACACTTGAAGCAACAGCTAACGCAGCTTGACAAGATACAGGTCAACTGCCAAACCTGTACAAAATTACAGTCAGGGGTATGCCAAGAATTTACCGCCAAGCCACCAAAAGAGTGGTTGACAGGCATGGTTGACTGCAATGTGTGGGAGTGGGACTCTATCCCTTTCTAGCGGTATGCTAGAATTTATACTCAATCAACGAAGGAGACAAGAAATGAGCAAGATAAGACTCCAATTGGTAGAAGACGAAGAAACCCCAACCGTGTTTGAGCGGTTTTGGGACAACTTGATGACGTTCCTAAAGTGCGTTGGGGTGTTCGCCGCCATTTGCTTTGCGATTGGGTACTTCAGCAACA